TGGTCTCTCACTCCATTAAACTGTTTCTGTCTATAAGTTGACAATAACATCTATATATCTACTGTCAACCTTTTTCTTCTACTTTTACGTAATTAATTACAGTTTCTTTACAATCACTGAACTTGCTCACGTCATGTTGCTTTACTTTACCAGTAATAATAACACGGCGTCCTTCTAGCAATCCTGCAATGTCGGGCTCTTTGCTAAAGAAGAACTTAACAATGTTCTCATCGTTGTTGACACAAGTTACCAAATGTATTCCATACTTAGCAATAAACTTTACGTCCTTGACAAGAACTTCAAAACGCAAACGCTCGCCTGGTGTACCAACAAATTCACTTTTAGGACGCATGTCGCTAAACCAGTCATCTAGACTTTGACGTTTTTCTTGCACACGGAAACTATTTGGTAAGCTAGCAATAATACTAACACCAAAGTTATCACATTGTGTATCGCTAAGAGTTTTTAGTACATTTTCTTCAAATGAATTCATTGTACCCATTAGTTTTTTGGCAACCAAACTATCACGGAAAGTGTTAGTAATTTCTTTGGCTTGAGCTTTTACATCCTCAGATATTTCGGGCATCTCAAAATCTTCGACACCGTTCAAATAACTTGAAATAGTAGTTTTGTTGTCGTATACATGTTTAGACGACTCGTGATCATAATAACCGTAACCGCTTTTAATAAAACCTTGCGCAGAGTCTACAATAATAGCCAATTGAAGAACTTGCTCTGTATTATACAATGTACGCTGTTTAGCCATCTTTGGACTCCTTATACGCTCAGTGGACCTTTAAAATTACGGATACGTTCGTTAGCCTTTTCTTGTTCCCATTCGGCAACCTTATCCCAACTACGACACATAGCCCATTTACCGCTGTTTGACATTTCAGCGTGACGCTTACGAGCTTGTTTTTCGGTTAAACCTGACATGTAAAAGTAGTCTGGATTCTCACCGTAGTTACGTGCTTCAACTGCCCACATATTGATCTCCTATTGCTAACGTCTACATATATAATATAGTGGTTTTACAACCCAATGTCAACAGGAAACGCAAGAAAAGAATCCTGCGTTTTCAAAGGGTTGTAATTTTTTTATGCAACTTTTTTATATTCTCGGATTGTTTCGTGTGTCATTACACCGATAATCCAATTTTCTGCAGCATCTTCAACATAAGTGTAACTGTTGTTAGGATACTCAATTTCGCCTACATGCTTTCCATTTTCATAAAAGGTACAACTTAGAATTTCTTTACTGATACTAATCACTGCAGATTTTTCTTCGTTTTTAAATGTCTTTAGAATCTTCATTGTAACCCTTTCTTAATTGTTTTGCTTCGTTACGCAGTTGTTTGGTTGTACTACGTTTTATCTTTTGTTTTTTAACTTTTTGTTTTCTAGGATCAGTAGTGTAATCCTGTACTGTTTCATCAACAGTATTATTCATTGGATACAGATTTTCTTTTTTTCTCATTTGTCGACTTCTTGATCTTTCTCTACACGACATTTTGTTCCACAGCCAGGACAATATAATGATGCTCTGTCTATGCAATACTTTTCTTCCATTGTAGGGAATGACCAATAGTGCTTGCATTTACTGCAAGTCAAGTGCCAGATGATTTCTTTCTGTGCTCGTATCATAAATTTATTTATGTTGGTTTTTCTTCACGATAGACACAAACTGCTTGACTTCCTGGTGGATAATAACCTTCTTTGCCGCCTACTGTAAAACTCATATCTTCACGTATTTCAAAACACTCATACATAGTTTCAAAATCTGCTACTACAGTAGACTCTAGTTTACCCCCTATGAAGACAAGGTAAACTAAAGTCCACATTTTTTCTCTCCAAAAGGTGCCGGTCCTCTGTGTTCTTATCTATGGGATCTCGGCTTAATAATATGTGTGGGAAGGATTAGGATCCTCCAATGAGCCACTGCCAGTACTACCTGTCTAACTGGACTCATACCTGTCTGCATCCGCTAAGACGAACCGCTAAGTTCCTTCGACATTACCTTAGCCCCATACTGTAAGGGCTTATTCAGTCACCACGATCCACGACCCGTCGGTCTGGAAACTGTATTATGGTGCCGCTTGAGAGACTTGAACTCCCGACCCACTGATTACAAATCAGTTGCTCTACCAGCTGAGCTAAAGCGGCGTTATCTTCTTACTCTACAAGTTGAACACCAATCATTGTGTCCTAACTCGTTTTTGCATTCTGTACATACTTTATTCATATGTTTATTTATTGGCGGAAGCGGTGGGATTCGAACCCACGAGACGCTTTCACGTCTAACGGTTTAGTAGACCGGCGCTTTCAACCACTCAGCCACGCTTCCTATATTTGGCTCCAGATGTAGGGATCGAACCTACGACCAATTGATTAACAGTCAACTGCTCTACCGCTGAGCTAATCTGGAATGTTAACAACAATATAATATATAAACTATTGTTTGTCAACAATTATTTTATGGTGCTCCCGATAGGACTCGAACCTATGACCAACCCGTTATGAGCGGGGAGCTCTAACCAACTGAGCTACAGGAGCGTTATTTGGTGCCCTCTCCCGGACTCGAACCGGGACGCCGTAACCGGCGAGAGATTTTAAGTCTCTTGTGTCTACCATTCCACCAAGAGGGCAATATAACTTATGGCGATCACGGAAGGACTCGAACCCTCAACCTATTGATTAGAAGTCAATTGCTCTATCCAGTTGAGCTACGTGACCTTCATAAATTATATCTGTACTGGAGTCTCCATAGTTACTGTATACATTTTTTTGATGATACTGTCAACATCTTTTTCAGTTAACCATCCTTTTACTGTATCGCCTTTGTTAGTAATACCAGGAAGTTCAACTTGATCCATATCTTCAAACACTGCAATTTCATACAAGCCTTGCTTGCTACCATAACTCATTTCATTCTGTACAATACTAAGATCATACTTGCCGCCAAACCGTAGTACTACTTGAACACCGTTTGGCGACTTGGTTTCCATCATTTTAAAGTCTGCTAGTTTCATTTGTATAACATCCGTGCACAGGTTACAAAACTGTTTTCTTCTAAACAGTCACTCCAAGTATGTACTGTATACCAGCCAATGGATCCAAAGATTACAGCAATAGCAATCAAATACCCTATAATTTTAAACCAGTCTTTCATTAGTGTAGTGCCTCCCATACTTTTTCATGTACAAACATTCCATTTTGATTAATAAACTCTAACTGTTCCTCTGTTGCAGGAACTCCGTCAATGTCACAACTTTCGATATAAGCATCGCAGAAGTCAGGCCAATCTTTCATGTCAATGTCTTGAACAATTACGTTATCAATTTTATCGTATTGTACTTCTTTCATTACGCTGCCTCCGCCATTGCTGTACATACATAAGGTTTGTTCCATTGACCAACGTTGATATCCAAGTAATAAGCAATATCAAAGTAGTCAGTTTGGATGTCGCTGTTGTTGTACCAACCAGTGCCTTTCATTGCAGCAATAAGTTCTTCTAAAAACTCTTTCGCTTCACCGTAATGCTCAGGATAGTAAGTGTTAACTTGAACATATCCTTCACTTGGATAATAAGGATGATTGCGGCGTTCTGCAATCTCACGATTCTTTTCGTTTGCCATGCCAATGAAATCAGCAGTGCCTTCTTTAATGTTTACAACAAGAGTGCTGTGGTTGTTAACTGCAATTGAGCCTTTGTAACCATGCTTTTTCAAAACTGCTTTGATAGCCGGTGCAAGTGCTTTTTTCTTCTCTTGATTCATGTATGCCATTTTTGAAGTCCTCTTCTTTCTTGCTTACATATATAATATAGTGTAAGATGTCTTGGTTGTCAAGTCTTTTCTGAAACTTTTTTGAATTTTTTTAACATTTTTTCTTGTTCAGCATATGCTTCAATCTCCCACGGACGATCCATATAAGGTATCTCTGATGGAGTAAACATAGGAAATTCTTTTAACACATCTTGTTTAACGTGTACAAATTCGTGGAAGATAGCAGTGACAAGATCCTCATAATCTAATCCACGCTTAACACGGATTTCATACTCACGATCATCATCACCTTCTAAGCAGTCAGCATCAACATCTAAATGCTTGGTAATCTCTACATCAACAGCAAGTTTACGATGCCGTGGCAACCAATATTTTTTAGCAAACCAAAGTGCTTCAGTAACTGCTGCACGTTCTTTTTTAGTACCGCCGATTACACTGTAAAGCATTACCAAATTACCTCTTCAGTTACAATTATACGAGGAGTGTCCATTGCAGACTCAGTGTAGGTTTTTACAGCACCGTCATTATACATTACAGTAACAAGAGTTTCGCCATCTGCATCATCATGAATAGAAGTAATTTCTCCTAATGCGGTATAATCACGATACTGTCGAATAATTCCCATTCCAACTTCAAACATATTGTTTCCTCCGTCTACATATATAATATAGTGATTGTAGATCCAGAAGTCAACAAAAAAGTGCAGAAAAGAATCCTGCACTTTCAAAGGGTTGTAATTTTTTTATAAACTAATGTCTTCTAATCCTGCTGCACGTAGTTTAACAATATTGTTTATTTGAAACTGCTTGGCGTCCAATGCTTTAATCAGTCCCATATACTTGTTTCGTATAAGTGCAAACTCATTACAAATATGCTGTTGGTCAACTACGTCTTGTTCACCTTCTGCGTACTTGTCTGCATCTCTCGAACTAAGAGCACGGTTGTAGTGTTCGAGAAACTTTTTGTATTTCTCTGTTTTAACTTTGCGTAATTCAATATTAAGGTATTCTAATATTGCTTCAATTTCCTGCAACTGATTAAAACGATGCTCAACTATACCAGGCATATCTCTACTGTGTTTTTCAACATTGCCTTTGAGACTACACTCTACACGAGCTTCATCTAGTTGTGTTTCGTAATAATTAATTGCAGGAATTATTTTATTAAAGTCCTTGCGGATTTCATTAAACCAGTGTGACATTTACCATTCATCATCTTCGTTATATTCATCAAAGTCTGTATGTTCAATATAATGGTCTCTTAGTACTTTGTCAACCGTTCCATCATATCCAACTAACTCATCTGCAACATCTTCAATATCGATTGTTTCTTCTAATGTCATAATAAACTTTTGACAAGCATCGTATTTGTCTTTTGCAGTAATGTATGGTTTAATAGCCATCCACAGATTCATGAACTGTTCGATTTCATCTTCACTCAGTTTCATTGATAGTTAATTCCTCAGATAGTGTTGTTTCGATATTTAGTTCTTCTTCTTCAATATCTTCAATAACATCATCTACTTCTTTGTCATCCCATTGTTTCATGATTAAGTCTAATACACCTTCGTCATTAGCTTCCCATGCTTTACGGAATTTGAGGATTGCTTCACCTGTTTCTTTATCAATATACTCTAAGCGGTTACCACTTTTCTTTAGGACACCTTTGCCTTCTGCTAAGTCTACTAACCCACTATATGGACTCATTCCGGTCTCATATGGGATCTTAACTTGTACACTTTCGAAAGGTTTACTGTAACGTGTTTTCATTACTTTACATGCGGCACGAATACCACGTACTTCTGAAATTTTGTTACCTTGCTCATCTTCTTTTAGTTTAAGTTTACGCATTGCAACAACGATACTGGATGCATAGATAAAGCCTTGTCCGCCACTAATCTTGTCATCTGGATCAAACATATCTTGCGATGCGTATGTGTGGTTAGTTGCTACTAGGCCGACATTGTAATCACCAAACATGTTAACACAGTTACGAACAAGTGCTGTAAGTGCTTTAGGTTTACGTCCCAAGTCACCTTTCATGTCACCTTTTTGGAACTGATCAATATCAGTAGGTGTTAGCATCATGCCAAGCGAGTCGATTACAAACAATACTTTAGGACGATCTTCTTCGTCTTTGTCTGCATACTGTGACTTATAATCTTTCATAAACTCACTGATAAGTTTAGCAACGTCATCAATCATTGCTACATTTAGTTTGAGCAGTTTGTCTTCACTAACATCAACATCTAGTGCTTCTAGCCATTTTGCGTCTAGTGCATTTTCTGTATCAATTAGTACAACAAAGATACCTTGCTTTTGTGCTTCACGTACTAAGTTGCCTGAGCAAATAAATGATTTGCCAGCACCTGATTCGCCTGCAAAGACTGATACTTTGCCTAGTGGAATACCGCCATCAAAACGTCCACTAACTAATTTGTTTAATGTATAGTTGCCTGTACTAATCCATGTATCTGGATCTCTAAATCCGCTACTAAGACCAGGCACACTCTTAGTAATACTTTTGCGAAATTTCGCAATGTCAAAAGGTTTTGCCATAATTATCTCCTAGAAAGAATGGGGCGACTTGGTGCCGCCCCGCCGGGTTTTTTGTTAAGAATTAGTTTCCACGTGCACGAATTGCTGCAAGAATATCTTGCGCACTAGGCTTTTCGCCTTCTGCTGCTGGTGCTGTTGCTGCTACTGTTTCAGCAACTTGCTCCTGTTGTGCAGGAGGTGTTACAGGTGCAACAGGTTCTTGCCAACCAGTATCTGTTACTGTTTCAGCTACAGGAGTTGCAGCTGGAGTAGGCGTAGGTGCCGGTGCAGGACTAGCACTACCTGTATTTGGTGCACTGTTTGATGTATCAATTTGTACACCTGCTGGGCGATAAAAATTACCCCATGCTGCAGGATCATACAATTTACCATCAACACTTGCTTCAAACATTTCGCCAATAACACGAAGTTCTTCTTCGCTAGGCTGTTTAGGAAGATAATCGTTTAGATTATACAAACCATATGTGTCAATTGCTGCACGTTCATCGCTGTTTAGCGAACGCTCACGGCGTGCCCAACTTGATGTTGAGTAGTCTGCATATTGACCTTTTGTAGTTTTAGTTAAACGGAAGTCTGTACCTGCTTCATAATCAGTAGGTAGTTCTTCAAAGTCACTATCCATAAGTGCACCTTTGATAATGTTAAAGATGCTTGGGTTAATAATAAAACGACGGATTGGATTTTCCGGAGTTTCTTCATCGAGTGAATTCTCAACTACAAAACCTTGGAATACGTATGAACGTTTTTTCCAGTACTTACGACCCATATCTTCTAAACTAGGATCTTTAAACCAATTACGCACCTCTGACAGTACAGGGCAGCTTCCTACTGGTCCCCACATTTCGTTACAAGGTACATTAACTGTTACACGACGAGAATCAGGTTGTCCTTCGACTCCTGCAAATTCTAGTCTAATCATTTGACGCTCACGCCAAAAGAAAGTATTACTCGTATCTCCATCTGGAAGGAAACGAATTACACTAGTTGAATTTTCTGGGATATTCCAAAATGGGAAGATAGCATTGTCGCCTCCTCCGCTCGATTGATTACCGCTTCCACGGTTATCTTGTTCTTGTAGTTTTGCACGAATTTCTGCCAATGATGCCATAGTTATTCTCCTTAATGTTGCCTATGTTTTGTTTGCCTAAGTTTTGCCTTTGTGACAATGTACTTATTGTCTTGATAATAATACGTTTTGTGCCAGTTGTCAATTAAAAATTTTAGTTACATCATAATTTTCGAACATCTTATCAAATTCTTGTTCCCAATCAACCGACTCTGAACGTACTTCTTCTTTCTCAACGACACTTAGTTTAGGCATCAACTGTGTGATTGCACGAGCTGATTTACCTAGCATAGCATCGTCTTGAATACTGTCAACTAATTTACTTGCTTCTTGCAATTTAGTTGCCAATTCCTGTTCGCTTTCGTCTAATACGTTAGCGATATATTCCATTACTGCACCTAATTGCGATCTTGCTGATTCCATTTTTGCTCTCATTGGATTCTCAGGATCTGCTTTTAAGTTAGTTCCTTCACGTAAACCAAACATGTCCTTTGATTCAACAAACGCAACTAAGTTACCGATTGCTTCTTCAATTGCTGCACGTTGTTCACGCACTACTTGCATTTCTTTTACAAGTGCTTGTACATATGGTAATGCACCTTCTACATTTTCATCAAAATATGAAACTGTAAATTTATCCTTAATATCTGCGAAATCATCTTCATCTAGTTTTTCACCATCACTTGAAAATGCTTCAAGTGCTGCAGCATATGTTTTGCTGCCTTTAAGTTTGTTTAAACCTTCACGAATATTTGCAATACGTGAACTTACTGCTTCTACGATTTCTGCAGTATCTTCGTTGACCAGATTGTTTTTATCACTATAACGCTTAAACTCTTTAAGTTTCTTTAGTTCAATGCACTGTTCAACGATGTGTTTGCCAAAGTCATCATATGGTGTTCCGCCTTCTTTGACATGACGCAACATAGCTCTACCACCTGCTAAGTTGTTGCTTGGAAACTTATAACGCTCTCCGTCTGCATTTTCAATATAGATAGCACTAATATTTCTACTACGTGATCCACGCTGTTCTTCATTTACAGGCTTATTGTGTTTAATAATAAGTCTTGCGCTTTCTAATTTTTGATAGCTGCTTTTTGTGCTGCCATATGCTTGTCCGATTGCTTCGTTTACTGTATTCATGTCTCTTACCTTTTGTGCTTGGTAGTCAAAATCCTTTGGTTCGATTTCTTTGGTATAATTTTTTAATGTGTATTCAATAATACTTTTGTTTGCTAATTTTTTAACTTGGTATAGTGTATCTTTTAGCATGTCGATATCAGTTGTTGCACCAATACTTACTTTGATTTCACGCCTGTTATCAGTTTCATCGAGACTAACCATTGTCCCAGTGTCATTCAAGTAGAAACGTCTACTTGTCGAAGGATCTACTGTAGAATCACCTTCGTCTGTAAACATTTGTAATTCGTGCCCGTTGCCCTTGAGTATCTTAAAAATCTTTTCTGCAACTGTTTCTGAACTCAACATTCTTTAATCTCTCTTTGTTATATTGTATTTATACTAAAAAGGTAATCGGCATAGGTTCTACATTTTCTTCATCTGAGAAACTATCTTTGAGTTCATTATATGTTGTTTCGTCATACTGTGCTACATGTTGTGCAATACGAACTACTAGTAATGCTGCCATTACCAAGTCATCTGTTTCGCCATCTTTTGCTGCGTATGCTGCACCACGTGCAATAAATGTTTTAGTTTCACGTAACAGTGTATTACTGGCAATTTCCATTTTATCAGTTTCGACCCATGTTTTAAATTTACTACAAGCACTGAGTTTAGATTTATTTGTAGTAGTAAAACCACGTCTATAAGCTCTATTACTGCCTGCTCGCTTAGGCTCACTTATAAATGTTCCAGGTATGTTGTCCTCTCCCATTTCAGCAATTACTACTAATGCTGCTTCGCCTAGTGTATTGTTTTCTACACTCCAGTATATTTCTGCGTCAGGTGATTGTTCTTGTATCTCAGTTAGCATAGTACGTAAAATTTTAATTTGATCTTGTACAGGAGTTTTATTGTGCATCCATTCTGCAACTTGACGCATCCCTGGCAGTTCATAAACTTGTATTGCAGCATTATCGCCGCCTGTTCCCAAACTAGGATCAAGTCCTGCAATATAAGTTTTTCCTTTAGTAATAGGTCTGTACCAGCGTACTTGCCCAGACTTTTTGTACACGTCTTTGTGTTCCATCATTGTAAGTTTTAAACTATCAATTAGTGTTTCATCAAACGCAATAAACTCGTTTAAGTGTTCACGACGGAAACGTTCTTCACCGATTTTACCTTGTTCTTCGTCTGCCCAATCTTGATCTCTGTCTGGATGTGCTGTCCAGTCTGCACTATAAGCCTTAAAACCGTTCTTCCCCGTTTCTTTTTCATTTCCATAAGCATCTTGCGTTTTATTAGCTTCTCTCCAAATTTGTGCAAATTGGTCGTCATCTTGGTTTGGTGTGCTTGTAATAATACATTTACCGCCTGTACTAAGTGTTGGACTAAGTGCTGTCCAAAACTCACGAGCAATAGTAGGACGCACAAATGCAAATTCGTCTAAGTATGCCAATGAAATACTTAAACCACGTCCTGTATTTTCTGTTGTTGCTTGTGCAATAATACGTGAGCCATTATCAAATTCGATCGACCCTTTATTGTAACTTGTAACACCTGCTCGTATAAAGTTAGGTAATAATTCATAACCAAAACGTATACGCTGCATAATTTCTTGTGCACCACTATACTTGTGTGCTGCTATAAGAATAGTTTGGTCTGAATTAAACATTGCATACCATAGTAGATATGCTGCAGCCGCTGTAGACTTTCCCATCTGTCTACTAATAAGTGCAATACTATATTTGTGATCGTGATACGCATTTAATAGTTCACGCTGATAATCAAACAAGTCAAACTTCATACGTCCTTTAGTAGGATGCTGAATCCAGACATATTCAGTGATAAAGTATTGTGGATCCATAGCACATTTAGCCAATTCCTCAATTTGAGTCTTGGTGTACTTTTCACGCTGGTACGGTGATTTAATTAGATCCGAATTTGCACTCATACTAATACTTATCTTATATTTCTTTTGCTTGTGCTTTTAATTGACTATAACTTTGCTCGTTTCCTGTAACAACAGGCTTCGGAGCAGGAGTTTCAACAACTTGTTCAACTGCAGCAGGCTTTACTTCTTTCCAAGTATTTTCTACTTTTTTAGGTTTTTCTTTTTTACGAAGAGGCATTCTAATATTATAACTGTCATCATTTAAATGACGCAATGCATCGTAGTGTGCATCTTTAATATCATCTGTTATTCTTCTCAGATTTTTTCTAGTTTCTTCAAAGTATTGCACTCTGCCGCCTACTTTACGAACAGCATTTGCAAAGTCGCTGTTTGACTCAAAAACTTTTTCTAGTTTTTCAATCATCGACAGTGCTTGTAAGAATGTTTTATTAACTTTTTGATCTTCTGTGATTTTATCTGTCATACTATTACTTATCAATAAAAAAAGAGCTACATTTTAAAATGTAGCTCTTTAATCGTAAACCTTAACGCCTGAATTTAAGGTTGTAGTTCTAACTTTTTAATTTTTGTACCTATCACTGACAGGTTTTGTCATTCTTATTGTTTGTGGAGATAGAGCTGGCTGACCATGAACATATGGTTCTCCACTTGGTTCAAATGACTGCCCATCTGAACTAATTTTACTAGTTTGTGCATCACCACCTGTTAATCTTGTTGCTGTTTTTGCATCTAATCCTTGTAAAAATGCATTAATTTTAATTTGATTATTGGTAGCTAGTACATCAGCATATTGCTGATCTATACTTGCTTCATTAATGCCTGCTAATTTTTTAATTCTTGCAAGATCATCATTCATTAGCGTAACTTCCTAAAATAATCTGGATTAGGTTTCGGAGGATTTGTATTAAATGGGTTTGGCCTTGGTCCGCCGAATTTTGGCCAAATTTTGTCCTGGTCACCTTTTATATCAAATTTTTCACCTGGTTTTAAAATATATTCTGGATTTGGAAAAATTCCGCCGCCTGATCCGTCTCCTGAATATGGTAGATATTTCGGTATGCCATCATCGCCTTTAATATCAAATACACTAGGTCTATCACGACGTTCTGGACGTTCACGTGGGTCAATTGTACCCATTTCTTCAATACCTGCTAGTTTCTTTAATATATTTAAAGATTCATCAACATCGTCGTCTTCTTCTTTGTCTTTTGCAGCTTTTTTCATTGACTCTTCTTTGTCGCCGTCGCCGTCGATATCAATGTAGTCTGGTTTTGCACCTTCGTCTAAACTTTCGTTTACACTTTCCCATGTACCAGCATTTTCTTCGCCGTATTTCTTAATAAAGGCTGCTTTACTCATTTTTTCAGCATCATCTATCATTGCATCTTTAACAGCGCCTTCTTTGACTTTGTGTACTTTTCCGTCAACTTCGAATTCATCTGCGCCTGCTGCTTTTGCTTTTGCAAGTGCACCTGAGTATGCATTACCTTCGCCTACTTCTGGTTCATCGATTTCAACTGATTCTCCTACTTCTAGCATTTTTTCAAACATAGCAATTGCTCTTTCACGTACATCAGTATCAGTTGCTTCTTCAAATTCTGGATCTTCTGCAAGATTATCAAGTGACTGGAGCATTATTTTTAATGCTTGTTCTTTGCTTTCATAGTCACCGTCCATTAATAAAACGGCAGCGTCTTCTACACGCATCCCAACTTCTTCATTGCCTTTTTTTGTAAACATGCCGTAATCATGAGTATGCGGGTTAGCATCTTCTACATTGCTTTCATAGTCTCCGATTGCTAGATTATAATCTGGTGCACCAATACTTGCTTCAGCTTTTAGTTTACCGCCAAAACCTTTTGCAGGTGTTCTAATTTGTTTAAAGTATGCTGCAATTTCTTTGTCCAAGTTTGGTGTTGCAGATTCTGCTTTAAATGCCGCATATGCTTCTGTTACACTTTCTACTGTGTGGTCAGGATATACTTCTTCGTCTACAGTAACGTGATCACCTTTTGCTTTCAAATAACGGCGCAGACTTAAATCTGCATCGCTTCCCATTGTTGCCATTGGGTCATCCATCATTTCTTCTTGTGGTCTTGTTGTTGCATCTTCAAATCCTGCGCCATCTGCTTCTACAGTTGGCTCTAGCTTGTTTAAAACTTCTGGGTTTACGATGCCTGCTAGTTTAACTAAGTCTCTTAAATCCATTTTATTATACCTTATACTCTGTGTTTAATTCAGACTTTGGTAAGTTTTTAACAAACTTTTCTACAAATTCGTTACCGTAGTTATCACTGTGATCAACTTTTTCTTCTTCACTGTAATCTGCGTCTGCTAGTACACTTTTACCTTCTTCTGGTTCATCCTCATCTAACGGATGAATTTCTTCAAACTCACCTTCATTATACACACGGATTGTTCCGTAATGAATGTTGGCTGCATTTGCTAATTCTTCTTGTAGTGCAGGAGGTGTTGTTGGCAGTTTAACTGCTACCTCAAATGTTGTTACTGCACTAGGACCAATATTACCAAAGCCAGCAGGGCTTTTTTGGATAATACTTGTTTTTGGTGCACTAACACTTTCTACATTATATCTTGCAAGATATGCTTCAATCTTGTCCATTGCTTCCTCTGTCATAGGTGCAACTGTCTGCACTTTAAACTTGTAAGTTTTTTCAGATTCGGCCAAATATTGTGCTAAACTTTTCATAATATCATTCCTCGTTATAGTTATTTATCAGAATCATTTGATTTAATACGGTCTACAAGGTCGTTAAGTAAACTGCTTCTATCAAAAAATTCCTCTGCCTCACCCTCAATTGCAGTTTCACCTTTAGCATTTTCTTTAGCAATTTGATGTTCAAGTTTCTTTTCTTCTAAATCTAATTTACGTTTGCGCATTTGCATTTCGATCATCTTTAGTTTTTTATCCATCTTTGCTGTTTTAGCAGTAATAGCATTTGTCATCATTTTACTAGCACTATCAAACACAGGTGCAGCATGCCTATCTTCTACATTTTGTCCCAAGTCCATCAAGTCTTGAAACGCATTTATTGCTTGTTTAGCATAGTCGTCCATTTCGTGGTCTAATGCTTCTAAGTCACGGACAGCAGGAAGTGCTGCATCAATTTTGTCTACTGTGTCCATTGTTTCACGTAGTTTGTCTAAATCAAAACCAGTTTCTTCTTCTTGTATTGGTTGTTCGATCTCCTCACGTTCATTCATCGGAGGCAAATCAAATACTTCTTCAATTTTTCTACTCATTTTTTCTTTTTAGGATTATTAAACAGTTCATGTTCAGTTAAAACTCTAAATCCTACTCCTTGACGTTCTGCAAATACTTTTGCAGCTTGCCACTTTGCTTCGTTAACTACTGCAGCGGCTTTTTGTGCTGTACCTTTAGCATTACCTAATATTTGTCCTGCTGGTTTAATCTCTATAAACTCTGCTTGCCGTTTACCATTTCTATCTTCGTAAACTACAAAAAAGTCTGGCACATAATTACTTGCTTTGTTTGTTAATGGATTTCTATAAGGTATTCTATGACTTTCACTAGCCCATGCAATGATATTTGGATGATCATCACACACTCGCATAAACTTTAATTCCCATCCACTACGATAACGTGGGCGGTGTTTGCCAATGTATTTGCTTGGGTTTTTGAGTTTGTATATACCTTGTTGAAACTTTGCTGCCATTATATAGGTATTTATTTAATCTATATCAAAGCCAAATGCACGAAATGTATCTCTGGCTTTTTCGGGATCCCATTTTAGTACAGCTTTTTGTATATTACCTGGATTAGGATCAGCTATTCCTGCTATAACAGGATTTCCATTTACATCTATCACAGGTTGTCCTAAATCATCTATTACTTGTTGTACTAGTGTACCTGTCGATGTTGTCCCTAAATTTTGTATACTATCCAATCTAACAGCGTTACCTACTGCGTCTCTGATAACTTCGCCTGCTGCATTTACCAATACGCCTGCTGCAGCACTTTTAACTGCATTGTACGCTTGTGTAGGTGCATTAACTCCTACTGCTGATGCTCCATTACTTGAATTATCTCCATCAAAGTTAACGTGTTCTGGCAGAAATTGTACTGTCCAAACTACAGGATTGCTATCACTATAATCTAATCTGTCGTGACTTACATTTGTAATCATACAGTTATACATATTAATTTCACGTTTAGAGTTTGCTGTATCTCTGCTTATAATTTTAATTTGAGGAAAGAAATAACGCTCACTAGTTGCAGTTGGTTTTACACCAAATGTTCCATCAAATGCAGGTGTTATTGTATCATATGTTACAATAGTTCTTTCGCTTACTGAATGTCCATGTCCGTAATGCTGTGCATATGCTTGTAAGAGATTCTGAAACTGATTATCTACCGTATCATAAAATGTAATACCAGCTGAAGTTGGTTCTATCTTAGTATGTAAGTATCTTTGTCTATTATACTGATTAACACTAGTAGTGTTATAACTATAATCAGGTAAGTTTACTCCTTGCACTCGATGAAAAATAAACTTTCGTCCATATGATTCATCGAGCAAAGGAATTGTTTCGTTTACAGTTATTTCAACTGAAAACTGGAATTTTTTGCGAGGGATTTTTGTCATTATAGTGTCGTCGACACCGTAACGCTCTGCCGCTGCATTATAAGGGCCAGTATTAGCAGTTAATCCCATCGCTCATTTACCTCTTACTGAGTGTTACCGCCAGTTGCGTTACTTACTGTTTGGTCCTGATCAGCGCCTGTTAGTGTTGCGTTACCTGCTGCATCATAAATTTCTGCATTATCGTAACGAATTGTTACAGACATTTGAACTTGATCACTAGTTGCATATGCCATATCGCCATACTGAATATTACTAATGTAGCAACCTGCTAGTTCAAACTTGTCTAGTACGCCTGGTGTTGGGTTTGCACCATCTAGTGTTTCAACTACTGTTTGGAACTTGTATGATGCGCCTGCACGTGGTGCACTTTGGTTTGCATGATCAACTTGTCTGTTAAGTTGATTGTTTAATTCTCTTAATACTGCACTGTCTACATCGTCACGTAATGTAACTGTTACTGGTTCCCATGTATGTTTACCAGCAAGATAAATTCTACTGTTATACATGTCTAGTGGAATCTCATCGTGTGTTAGTGCTGGGCGTGTTACTGTCATTACACTGCGTGTTGGTGTTGCTGAAAAGCCATCGCCGATAAATGTTACACGAAAACGATATTGTAGTTTTGGCATAATTGTTGTGGTGTTACCTGCATTATCTGGTACACCAAGTGTTGTTAAAACTGCCATAATTAATTCTCCTCTAATACTGGCTCTGTACGTATATTTATTACAAATCAGTCAAAAAAATGGACGCCCGAAAGCGTCCATTAAGTATTAAGTTAATTTTTTTATTATATTTGTGCTGAAAGTGTGCCAGTATTTACAATTCGAATTGGAATGTAAATAAATTCTGCAACTTTAGCTGGTTCAATCGCAACATCAATATATAGTTCGTTACGATCAATTCTTGCTGGTGTATTGTTTGTTTCATCACATACAACTGCAAAGTCATAAATGCCTCTGCGGCTTAAAATGTCTGCTAGGAAACGTTCAAACACTAGTTTAGCTCTGTCACGTGTTTGCTGGTCGTTAATTTCAAACAAGAATGGACGAGCAATGTGATCAAAACGTTCACGTAAGTAAGCAACTAAACGTGCTACGTTTACACGGTCTAGTGCACTATCAAAGTTGTGTAGTGTTTTTTGTCCAAATACAACTGTACCTTGTCCGATAAATGTTGTGATTGGGTTTAGTTTGTTTTCATACATTGCATCACGCTGTCCTTGTGTAAGTGCAACTGCTTTGTATTCACCTTCGTCTGTTAGGTAACCAACACTACTTGCGTTTTGTACAACACCACGTGTTAAGCCTGCTGGTGCAAACCACTGGAATGATACATTATCATTGTATGCATATGTATATAGTGCCATATGTGATGGAGGAACAACAACTGTTTTGCCGTTTACTGGCTCAGTTCCTGCGCCTGCTGGATAGTAAACTGCACTGTATGTGTCGTTTGTTACTAGTCCATCTTCTCCATTTTCACTTGCAATACCTGCATTTTGTACCCAAGTAATTGCATCTGTTGGATTTTTGCGCATCGGAGTATCAATAATGATAAATCCTGTTTCGCCTCTGTCACTGTTTAGTGCTACTAGTTCGTCTGTTAGTTCAGGGAAGTTAGGAGCTGCCATAAGTGTAAATGCATGTTGTGGATCACGTAAATCTTCGCCTACTGCTACCGCTTGCATTTTAGCTGCAATATATTTGTGCTGTGCAAAACGTCCAAATGCCCCTGAGCCGTCTGCATGATTTGCTACTGCGTTTCTCCATGCACCTGCTGTTGCGTCATATTCACGAACAGTGTTTGCACTTTGTCCCATGTTAACAACTACCATACCATCTGGGAATACCAATGGATCTGGTCCGTCTGTAATAACAGTTGCAGCACCGCCGTTACTTGTGTCGCCTGCTGTATCAGTTACGTTTGCAAATAATACACCACGGTTTGTTGTTTGATCTGTATTATCATGTGATACCCAATCACCTACTGTTGTGTTATAAACACGAATGTCTGGATATGCTCTTGCGTTTGCTTGATTTGTTCCTGCTAGTGCAGTATTAACCCAAATGTCACCACCCGACGGATTTGACGGAGAATTTGAACCGTATGTTACGTTTGATGCCGGAACAAATGTATTACTACTTACTGTGTAAATGTCTAATGAATTTAGTGTATCATTAAACCAAACTTGACCATCTGCTGCAGTTGCAGTTGGGAAAGCAACACTTGCTTTAAATGTAGTTAATGCATTTACATCGCTGTCTGCATCTAACTCACCGATTTTAATAATATCGCCTGTTGTGTCTAATACAAGTTTATTTTCCTGTGATGAACTTGCTGTTAATGCAGTTGTACTAGTACCGTTTTGTGGAACATAACCTGTTACACTTGTACCAGAACCTACACCTAGTACTGTACGCTGTACCCAACCTGTTGTTACATATTCATAAACAACTAAATCAATACCATTACCTGGTGATGTTGTTTTAATCCATGTATCACCATTACTCGGTCCTGCTGGTGTACTAAAGTGCTCATCGAATGTTGCAACTGATGCTAGTGCTACCCATGCAGCACCGCTTTCTTTATAATATTCAATTGTATTGTCATCTGTACTAATTACAACATGATAGCCGCCAGTTACAACTGTTGCTAGTGGAGCAGTACCCGCTGCACCTGTAATTACTTCAACTGTTGGTATTTTGTTGCGCCATACATCTGCAGTACTGTCATATTCGTGAATACCATATTTACTTGCGTCTGTATCTAACCAATGTGTGTTAGCAGTTGACCATGCTGCAGTTGGTTCTGTGTCTGAAGGTTCTAATTGACCTAAATCTACGTCAGCACGTACAATGTACGCAGTATTTCCTTGTCCAAGATAGCTGTATGCTGCCATTAGACCATATTCGTTTGTTTCGTCACCTTGAATAACAACATCTGTACTATTTGTACGGAATGTAGGGTTACCAAAGAACTGTGTTACTTCTCTTTGTGATGTAACACGAACAACTTCACCTGCGTATGCACTTTTTGTGTATTTTGCAATACCATCTGATGCACTACCCGTAGGGTCTGTTTTATTTTCTCTTGTAGCAAGTACAATTAGCGGACTTGTGCCAGCGCCTGGGGCACCGTATGCACTCTCATCTGTAATTTGTACCTCTACACCTGGGGATACTAAAGCCATTATATTTCTCCTCTGGGTTCGTATTTGATAATACTATTTACCAGAAAAGCTATATATCAGGGGGGAAACAGAGGATAACTACGTAGTTAATTAGCTAGCACTGTAACTGTCAATGTGACTAATAAGTGCATGTACATTAAATTCTAAATCCTCTAATGTACCATTATTACAAATTGTATAGTCTGCCATCCATTGTTCAAGACTCATTGAGTTTTTATTTTCAGGTGGCAAATGATCACTACGGTCAACCCATATACAATAGTCAAACACACCTGTATTTTTCATTGCATGGAATTCTTTTTTGTTACGTAGTCCACAGTAAATGTCATACTCTGCAAACATTTCTCTACCAAGTCTAGCAGGATCGGGAACGTTGTAGTCACAAATAGCATCATACCATTCTTGACGATGACTATGTCTATCAGCATAGCATTCTTCTTCGTTAGCATAGCCGTACTTGTCTTTTAAGTCGTTGTAGATAAACAACTTGCTACAAAACTGACTACTTGATTCAAAACTATAACCATACTTGTCTCGCAAAATTTCGCAGACAGTATCTTTGCCATGGCGACCATGACCAATCACTAACAATTTTAATTTCATAGTTATATTATAATAGGATCAGGACCGTTTGTCAACCGATAATTACTCCAAAACCTGCTTGTCCATCAACAAAAGTTTTAAGTTCATCTTCTAGTTTATCGATTGCTGCTTGAGCATCCATGCGAAGCATATCAGCGTTTAAACTAGTGCCACCTTGTGGGCCAGCAATAGTGTTAAATTTACCACGTGCTTCTGCTAGCATTAGTTTTGAGTATGCTAGTGCTAGTTCTTTAATCCAGGGCATACTATAAGGATCAGTTAATAGTTCTTCGTCTGATCGTTGAATGTATGCATGTAGATATACAATGTCATCTACTTTTTGCTTGCGGTGTATTAGCAATAATTTAGTTACTGTGTTCCAAGTAAACAACATTTCTTCACCAAATACACGGCTTAGTGCTTCACGATGCTGACTTAAAAAGTCAAACGTAGCAATACCACCTGCTCTACCGCTGTTTAGCAAGTAAGTATTTAGGTATGCTGTTTCAAATGGTTCAATGTCGCCAATACTGCTACTGTTCAGTGCACCAGTTGTACGTCTGTAAATGTCTTTTACTTCAATAACATCATCACCGAGAGTATATTCAGCTTGTTCCTTTAGCAATTGTAGAGGAATAAACTTTTCCTCTACTGCATTTTCACTACGCTGTCTATATCTTTCAAATGCTTTTTTGATTGCAACTTCATAGTGCTCCGGGTCGAGCTCTACATCAACCATTTGTCCGCCTAAGCGAAGTTCTATTTCTTTGATTAAGTCATCACGTTTTGCCATACTAATATTTATTCTATTTGAATACTTTTAGTATGACCGTATCCTCATTCATTCTACCGTTCATTTTAGTATCAGTAGTTTTTAGGTAACCAAACTGTGATTTTAGTTTATGTTTTGTAACTTTTTTCCAATTTGGAAGTACTTCATCAGGCTTACGTACAGTTTTTTGTCTACTATTGTTTTCATCAAAGAACTGTAGTGTAGTTCCTTTAACTTGAATAGTAGCATGTTCAGCTGCATAGTAAATACCTAGTTTACGTGTTTTACAGTTAAACACAACTACGGCTGTTGCACCAACTACATCTGCTGGATTAACACTTGCAATGCCATAATCTGCATCACTTGGCTTAAACTTCATCTTTTTAACAAGATCTTGTGCACTCTTTTGCTTAGGCTTACGAACAGCACGAGTTTGTTTTTTCTCTGCACGAATAATTTCAAGTGCTTGGAATACACGTTGGTAAAAACCGTGTAGTTCTTTTTTCTCTTTTGTACTTAGATGATTATAACCTTCTGCAAGTTGCTGTTCCATTTCGTCTTGTTTTTTTGCAGGAGGTAAATTGATTAGTTCAGTAAGTTCTTCTAGTTCACCTTCGTAAAACTTTTGAATAAAGCGAGCATGTCCTAAGTTAATTTCTAGTTTACGGAACAATTGCAACGGCTGCTTATCTTTAAGAGGATTCTTTTTAGCATCACGCATCCAATCATCGACCCACTGGTCAAGTTCCTCCATCTTATCAATTGTTGCTTCTTCTAGTCGTTCTTGAATACTAGGAATATACTTTGTCTTTTTTACTTTTTCTTCTGCACGTTTGATTTCAACAATTTTGTTGCCTTCTTCAGCAAGTTCTTTGATCCATTTGTCAAGTTTACCAACATAATCTGGATGCATATTGTTAGGAGCACGTTCTTCCATAAATGCTGCAGTAGCATAATGGCTTTTACCGCCAACTTTCCAGTCTGGTAGCTTGTTAATTGCTGCTACTGTTTTCTTGTCATAGTTAGCTTTAATGTAGGCTTTTACTTTTGTAAGCCATTCTTTAGATTCCATTAAGTAATGAATATGATATTGTGCTTTATGCCAGCTATCAGTCGGGACCATATCCCATACTGCTATTCTACGTTTTGCACGTGGTGCTTTCTTTTTAAGTTTAACTCCAGCAGCTTTTGCCATAACACTCTCCTGACTATTTCTTACTTATAATAGCATCATTATATATGCTGTCAACCGATAAATATAAGTGCTATGCCAAGATTAAGTTTATATAAACCGACAAAAACCAATGATTATAACTTTATGGATCGTCAGATTCGTGAACAGTTCTGGGTAGGCGGTACAGGTGTACATGTACACAAGTATGTAGGGCCTGCTGTTGTTCCAACTGACGGAGATCCAAGTACACCAGACTACATAGATGGTAGAGAAATTGATCCACTAAGTGGAGAATTTATCAACATTGACGGTATTATCAACGAAACAAAAATACAAGACTTGCTGTTTATGGAAAACAGAGACCGCAAGTACGATTCAGACATTTACGAACTACGTGGCATTTATAACGTAACTGACAATGACTTTGAACTTACACAGTTCGGTTTATTTTTAAGCAATGATATGTTATATATGTCATTTCACATGAACGAAATGGTAGAAATACTTGGTAGAAAACTATTAGCAGGTGATGTGTTAGAGTTACCACACTTACGTGACGACTTATTACTTAATGCAGATAAAAAAGCAATCAACAAATATTATGTTATCAGCGATGCTAACAGAGGTGCTGAAGGTTTTTCACCTACATGGTATCCACATATTTGGAGAGTAAAACTAAGTCCACTAACAGACAGTCAAGAATACAACGATATACTTGGAGATGCAAAAGGCGACGGCAGTCTTAAAGACGATATCAGTACATACATCACAGAATACAAAATCAATGACGCAGTTGTTGCTAGTGCTGAAGCACAAGATCCAGATGGTACAACAGACAGAGATCATCTATTTGGTTATGATTATGCAACAAGCGGCGGTATTGTAAACAAAGACATTACATATAATCACGGTGAACCAATTGCAACAGGTACAGAGTTTCCAAGTAGTCCTGCAAACGGAGATTACTTTATACGTACAGACTTCAAACCTAATAGAATGTTTGTTCGCAGAGGAAACAAATGGCACAGAGTATACGATAACTTGACAGATCGTACTTGGACAGACATTACATATAACGCAAGTGATTATATTAATAATAACAACACAACTGTTGTTTCAGATCAAGAATTTAACGAAAGACAACCTATAAGCCAGGTAATTACACCTAAACCAGATAACGAAGTCGAATACGACCCAAGTTCTGCTTATGCAATTGCTGGTTATTATAGCGAAGGGTATGTCGAGGACAGCTAAAGATTAAAGGAAAAGAAAATGGCGATTGTTAAAAGATTAACTAAAGGTAGTGCACTAACACATGCAGAACTCGATGGTAACTTCACTGACCTAGACACCCGTGTTAGTACATTAGAAACTGCACCAGACAGTGATAGTCAAACACTAACACTAGTCGGAACAGATTTAAGCATTAGTAGTGGTAACACTGTTGACCTAAGCGGACTAGGCGGTGGTGCTGGCGGTATTGCACTTACAGATATCAGTGTTACAAGTCTTGCAGCCGCAGGCAGCGGAACACTTACATACGATAACACAACTGGTGTATTTGATTATACTCCGCCGGATTTAAGTTCGTTTAGTACATTTGACGGTGATTATAACAGTTTAACCAATAAACCAACTATACCAAGTGCATTAACAGATTTAGGAATCGTTGACGGAACAAATGGTCAAGTATTAACAACAGATGGTGCAGGTAGCTTTACATTTACTACTGTAACAGGTGGTACTGCTTACACTGATGCTGATGTCGATACACACCTTAACACTAGTACTGCAACTGCTAATCAAATACTAAGTTGGGATGGAGCAGACTATGCATGGGTTGCGGATCAAACAGGTGCAGGCGGAACATACAGTGATACCGATGTTGCAACATACTTAAACGGCAACTTAGACACAAGTATTATTCCAGATACAAATGCTTCATATGATTTAGGCAGTGCTGAATACAAAATCAGACATTTGTACCTAAGTGACAACAGTTTAAAATTTACAGACACAACAGATCCACTAAACATTGTAGAATATAGTGTAGGCAGAACTGGTACAGATATTACATTTAACGGTAGTGCACTAAAAAGTACAAGTTCAGAAGATGTAGTAGATGCAGGTACAATCGATATTACAAAAACAAATCACTTTGTAACAAACGGAACTACTGCAGTACTTCCAGATGGTACATACATGGGACAAAAATTAGAGTTTTGGAGAGTAGTAGGAACAGGATCTGTTGATATTAACGTAAACAGTGCAATTTATATGGACGGCGGAAATACTGCAACAGGTCCAGCTCCTATTGTTTGGAGATTAGGCGATGCTAACCAAACACTTTACAGTTGTATATGGAACGGAGTTGCGTGGGTACTATCGCACGGCGGCCCAGGAGTATAAAGGATAAAATAAATGGCAATTAATTTTCCAAGTAACCCAAATGTTAATGATACACATACAGTAGGTAGTACTGTATGGACGTGGGACGGCAGTAGTTGGAATGGTGTATCACATGATCCAATTGAAATAGCAACACTAACATATCCGAGTGTTGATGGAACAGCTGGACAGTTATTAATAACAGACGGCGCTGGAAATTTGTCATTTGGTAATCTTAGTCCTGCAACATTATCAACTGTAAGTATAGACGCACTCAGTGATGTAGATATTACTAGTGTTGCACCAACAGACGGACAAGTTCTCGTTTGGGATAATGCAAGTAGTACGTTTATTCCGGGATCAAATGCAGGATATTCAGACAGTTCAGTTGATACACACTTAAACACAAGTGCTGCAACTAGTAATCAAGTACTAAGTTGGGATGGATCAGACTACGCATGGGTTGCAGCGTCAAGTGGTACTAGCGGTGCATTTAGTACTACATACGACCAAGTACAAATTGAAACAACAACTCCAAATACAGATTCATTAAATGAATTATGGTTTAATCCCGACACTGCTACATGGAGTAAAAGTATACAAAATCCAACTACCGGTGCTGTACTTGATACACAAGTTGCATCTATCGGAGGTGGCGGGCCAAGTATAGTATTCCCTTCAACAACATCCGGAACTATCTTTTTTGGTTACGGATTATATAGTTCGAATGGAGTGGAAGTGGTTTTTACAACTCCTCTTTGGCTGGTTTCGTATAGCCATCCTAGTTTTGACGCAGTCGAAATTCACAGTTATATATTAGAAGACGATACTGAAGTAATTCTATATCCAAATGCACCAAGTTCTTATAGTAATAACGGAACAGATTGGGCAACACAACGAGTTAAATCTCTAAAATTTACTAGTGGTTATAGAGCTAATAATACAAACGGTACACTTATAGCTGCTGGTGCTCCGATTTGGGACGAACTAGAACAAACATTTGATAAACCTATTGTAATAGATGGAGTAATTGAAACTAGTACTGCACTTACTGGTGCTACCGGTACTGTTGTCCATGACACAAGTAACAGTCATATTTTTACACACAGTAGTATTGCTGCAGACTTTACAGCAAACTTTACTAATTTATCATTAGTTGCTAATCAAACTACTGCACTAACACTTGTACTAACACAAGGTGCTACAGCATATATTCCAACTGCAGTAGAAATTGGAGGCACAGCACAAACAATTTTATGGCAAGGCGGAAGTGCACCGAGCGGAACAGCAAGTGGTACTGATGTTGTGACATTCTCTATAATTTATAATGGATCTAGTTATACAGTTTTAGGTAACTTAGCATCATATTCATAAGGAAACAATATGCCAATTATTAGTGCATTAAACGGAAGTTTTTATATACGTGCAGTACTTTCGATCGCAAATTCTGCAACTGCATATCAAGTTGTTACTGAAGCGTCATTACATAGCATTACTGGATACTATTCAAACGGTGTTTCATTTAACAATGACGGAACAAAAGCATACTTAGATGATATGGAAATTTCCGGATCAACTTCTTTTTCAATCTCAGAATACAGTTTAAGTACTCCATACGATCTTGCAACTGCTACTTACACTACAAGAAAACTTGCTAGTTATCCTGGGTTATCAGATACCGGAGGTACAACGTGGAATAACGACGGAACAAAAATTTACGTAGGTGCAGAAATGCAAAGTGGAGAAACAGATCGTCCTAGAATTGTCGAATTTAATGTATCAACACCGTACGATATATCAACTATGTCTACATCACCAAATACTTATATTAATTCTACTAGTTATACAAGAAATCTTACATGGAACAACGACGGAACTAAATTGTTTGCAGCCATCGACAGTTCTGGTATAGTAGAAATAACAGCTTCTACTCCATATTCTTTAGTTGGGGCCACTAAAACAACATTCAATTCTACATCACTGGTCGGTGAAAGCGCCAGACTTTGGGGCATAGACTTTAATAAAACAGGAACTATTGCGTTTATTGTACAATCTCAAGTTATAGACGATAAAATTTGGAAATTAGAATTATCAACTCCATATGATTTAACTACTGCAACAGTTGTCGATACATATATTACAACAGATTATGATATAACGTATCCTTTTAGTCTCAGAGTAGCTGATAATTATTTAATAATACATGGTAATTCAGATGCAGGGCCTGGCAGATCGTTTACTTATTTTGATTCTTCTGTTGTTGGCACTATAAATGCTCCAAAAACAGAAGCAACTATGACCGCAAGAGCGTACATCGACACATCCGATTCTAGTGTTGAATATGACTATTATTCTGGTAATATTAGAATTTTAGACAATGGAAGTAAAGTAGCATATAGTGGTAGTTATAATGACGGTACTAGTCACCGTGACATGCGTATAGCAACATTAAATACACCTTATGATATTTCATCTTCTACTACTGCTACATCTATTTTTGAGCCATCTAATTTTGTAAGTACACCTTACATACCAAATACAGAAGCGCCGAGAGACTTTTGGATAAGCAATGACGGGTTAACACTTTATGTAATGTATGAAAATTGGGCAACGTCTCAAACATATTGGGCAAGAGAAATATATAAATTTGCACTGCCGAGTCCTTGGGATTTAAGCAGTATCACAGACTGGACACCTACCCAAACATTTTCTATTGCTAGTACTACAGCCGGTGAACAAACCGCAGGGATGGGCACATCAGATCATTTTCCGTTTAGTTTTTGGTTTAATGATAACGGTACAAAATTATTCATCTTCACAGCGGACAGTAATGCAACAGCTCCAGATCATTTATTAGAATATCCGTTAAGTACGCCATACGATTTAGCATCTGCAGGAACAAGAACATGGCACAAATTTATTGATGGAACGGACCCGCTTAACCAACTACAAAGCGGAGAGTCATTTGTTCCTAATAGGATTGAATTCAATGATGACGGTACAAAATTATTTGGAATCTTTAGTAAGTCAGGATTTATAGTAGGTATTACAACGTGGACATTAGGAACAGCATGGGATATTAGTACATTATCTAAAGACTCGTGGGAACAAGATATCAGTGATGCATATACAGACGATAGCAGTAATATATTAGGAGCAAGTTCAAGAGGAACATTCCCAACTGCATTTGCAAACAACAATTTGTATATTACAGATATCTTACATACATCTGCTGGCGGGTTAAATACTAGTCCAATATATCGTTGGGATGTAAGTGACATTGACTATAGTGGTACTCGTGCGTTTTATAGCTATTCAATTACAAATGATACTCAGTCTAATTCAGTAGACGAAGGCAGCACTGTTGTGTTTACAGTTTCAGCACCTGATATACCGGACGGTTCGACAATATATTGGGAAATTGATCCATATACAAGCACCGAAATAGAAGATTTCGATCCAGCAACTCGCAGCGGAACAGCAACTTTTTCCAATGGAACGACCACTATCACCGTTAACATAGCAACTGATATACTCGACGAAACTAGCCAAAATGAAAGATTTAATCTCAGAACTGCTAGAAATCAAAATGTTTATAACGATTTATTTCCACTTGTATCATCTAACTTAATTTCCATAGGTGAAGTTCCTTGGATTAGTTTAGATCACACAATTCAAACACCTGGATTGGCTACAACCGACAGACTAGGAGGAAACAAAGCATCTAAAGGAATGAATAGCACATACACTGTTGTTGCTTCTTACAACAAAGATGATGGTGCAAACGCAAGCTCAGGCGAAGTCTACTTATATAATACTAGTACAGGTGCACTAGAAAGAACATTTACAAATCCAAATGCGTATAATACAACTACTAACGATTTCTTTGGTTATTCGGTTGGGTTGTCTGACAGTTATTTAATTGTAGGTGCTATTTTTGAAGATTCTTCAGGTGGCAATAGTTCAGGTAAAGCATATGTATTTAATTTAAGCGATGGATCTCTTAAATATACACTAAACAATCCAAATACATACGGAACAGAAGAAAGCGACCATTTCGGAAATTCAGTTGCTATAACTGACAATTATGCAATAGTTGGTGCTTACTTCGAAGATTCAGGCACATTTGGTCAAGAAACAGGTGCAGCATATATATTTGACATGAGTGATGGATCAGTTGCATATACACTTACTAACCCAGATAGCGAGCCAGGCACACAAGATTGGTTTGGTTTTTCTGTTAGTATAAATCAACACTATGCTGCCGTTGGAGCACCATTAGAATCGTATGATATCAGTGCTACAAATACTGGAGGTAAAGCGTATCTTTATAGACTTGATACAGGTGCATTATTACACACTATTGATAACCCCGGGTCAAATGCAACATATAATGCAAATGACCAGTTTGGTTGGGATATATCATTAACAAATAAACATTTGATTGTAGGTGCTAACCAAGCATCAACAGTCGACGACAGTGGAACAAATACAAATGCTGGTAAAGTTGATGTATTTAATCTCCGAGACGGTACACATCTTTATACTCTGGAAAATCGTCCATTTGGCGGCATAAATGATTATTTTGGCGATACTGTAGATGGATCAGACAACTTCTTAATTGCAGGTACAAGAGACTTAGATGGTACGAATAATGGTGGTGCATACATTTATAATATTAACAGTGGCGATTATATAACAACGTTAAGTAATCCAAATACATACAACGGACCCGACGGTGATAGATTTGGATCTACAGTCGCTATTTTAGATGATGGAACTGCAGCAGTTGGCGCTTGGGGTGAAGATACTGCATCTACTACTGATAGCGGTGCACTCTACATTTATAGTTCAACTTATCCAGTGTCAACAGGAGCATACACATATAAAGCTATAGGTGATCGTGGACTTATTGCTGGTGCAATAAACGCTACATATGATTATAAAATACAATATTTTGATATAACAACATTGGGCAATGCAGCTGACTTTGGAACAAGATATCCAGGCTCAGGTTATTCAGCATCTTTATCTAATGCAATACGTGGCATGTGGGCAGGCGGGACCACAGCTACAGAAACCGGCGGTGGTTACAATGCTACATATTGGGTTACAATATCTAGTTTAGGTAATGCATACATGTGGACTACTTTACTAGAATCAACTGCATATAGTGCTGGAGTTTGCGACGGCGACAGAGGTGTAATTTTTGGAGGACCTGAGAATTTTGATGATTATAGTAATATTATGCAATATATTTCAATGTCTATTGCTTCATATCAGGGATACGATTTTGGAAATCTTACGTATGCTGTATCACAAACAGCAGGCGTAGGAGATAACACATATGGTATTAAGGCAGGCGGTTACTACACTACTTCATATACTCGTCGAATTGAAATGGAGAAATTCACTATTCAAACTACCGGTGGTGCTGCATACTTAGGCGATTTAACAGAAGCTAGAAGAAAACTAACTGGGACAAGTAATGGGACACGAGGACTATTTGCAGGCGGCGAAAATTTCGGCTCAGTAAGCACTATAGATTATATAACTATTGCAACAGACACTAATGCAACCGACTTTGGTGATTTATCTTCTGCTTTACGAGGAGTATCTGCATGTTCAAATGAAACAAGAGCAGTATTTGGCGGCGGATATGATGGTAGTTCTGGTAGTACTGCTTTACAATATGTAAGTTACGACACGCCAGGAACTGCTACGAGTTTTGGTAGTTTAGTAGCAGGAACAAATAATCAAGGCGGGTCCGGGCTATCAGGCAATGCTGCATAAAAATAAATACAAGTAGATAGGATTATAGATGGCCACTGGTAACACTAAAATAACTGCAGTACCGTACTTTTACGATAGACAATTACGCAGATACATTCAGCAATTTATTAGAATCTTTGCTGGATTTCAAATTGCTATGAGTACAGATCAAAACGGTAATACCAAGTATCAAACTGTTCCAGTACGTTACGGTGATGTGAATCGTATGGCAGCACACATTGTAAAAGAAAACAGTGAAAATATGCTTAACAGTGTTCCGTTTATCAGTTGCTATGTTACTGGACTAGAACTTGCTCCGCAGAATAGAACATATCCACAGTTTGAAGAAAACGTACCTGTGTACGAAAAAAAGTATAACGAAGAAACAAGTAACTACGAAAATGAAATAGGTAATGTGTACACTATCAAAAGACACCAACCTGTTCCATACATACTTACAATGCAGTGCGATTTGTGGACAAGTAATACAGAACAAAAATTACAATTGTTAGAACAAATACTTGTATTGTTTAATCCAACACTTAACATTCACACAACAAACAACCCACTAGACTGGAGTAGTTTAAGTTATGTTGAACTGTTAAGTAGTACGTGGAGCATACGTAGTATTCCAGGTGGCGTAGATGATATCATTGATATTAGTAGTTTAACATTTGAAATGCCAGTACTAATTAACCCACCTGCAAAAGTTATGCGTAACACAGTTATTCATACTATTATTGATAACATAGATGAAGTTACAGATCAAGACTTGGATAGTTTACGTGCTGGAGGAAGTTATACTCCAATCTTTACAAGTTATGCAGTTGTAACACTTGAAAACTTTAAAATGAAATTCGAAGTAGATGACAGTGGAAATGCTACTGCTAGCCTTAGACATCGTAACACAAGCAACACAGACGACAACGGAGGTATATTAGACTGGCAACAAGAACTACTTCCATACGGCGAACTACGTGATGGTATTACACAAATTAGATTAAAGCAAACTGCTGATCCAGGAGACACAAGTAAAGATATTATTGGCACTATTTACAAAACTACAGATCCAAATATACTTAAAGTTGTATTAGATACTGATACATTACCTGCAAACACAGAAGATGCAGTTGATGCAGTAATCGATCCTACATTCAACTATCCAGGAGACGGAACATTAACTGCCGCTGCTAATGGAGATAGATATTTGCTACTAGCAGATATTCCAAGCGGAAGCGGATGGGCAAGCAGTTCAGCAAAAGCAAACGATATTATTCAGTATGACAGTTCTACTGGACAGTGGAACATTACATTTGACAGTGATGTTATAACTGCTGAACAATTTACAACAAATATAACAACTCAGGACAAACTCAAATGGACTGGCTCACAGTGGGTCAACGCATTTGAAGGAACATACAACCCAGGATACTGGCGAATTTACTTATGATAACAGCAAGCGGTTGCTGCTTTTTAGCACTTAATACAGGACGCATAATGCTACAACAACGTAGCAAGGAAGTTTCACATCCTCTTACTTGGAGTTTTTGGGGAGGTAAAAGTGAACACAATGAACGTCCAGTAGAAACATTGTTACGTGAATGTGAAGAAGAAATGGGTAAACTGCCAAGTTTAGAAAAAGTTTATCCTATACATACATTTTTAAGTGAAGATAAAAAGTTTACATATCATACATATGTTATTACAGTGTATGAAGAATTCATTCCTAACACAAACGGAGAAAGTGCCGGATACGCATGGGTTGAACTAAATGGTTGGCCAAAGCCTTTACATAGAGGCGCACGTGTTGTATTAGAAAAACCTGATATGATTGATAAGATTAAAACTATTTGGGATAATGCAAAGGATTCAGAAGACTTATCAAACTGGTTAGATAGTTTTTAAAAACTGCTATCAATTGCAGAGC